CGATACGCCTCTTCGGAGATGCCATTAAATCTATTGCCAAGGGTAAGATAGTTCCCAGTGATAGAGTCCATTATTTTGTATCCCTCCGAGCCGTTTCCAAACGTATAGCAGTTAAAGAAGTCTAGATTAATAATGGCCGGATTGACGGCTGATTGATTTAATACATTTCCATAATGATATCGGTTAACGATGGCATAGCTGTCAGCGCTTTCAAAAAACAAATTTTCGACAGCGTCGGCGGGAATAGTTTCAAAAACAAGATACTCAGTAGACCCTCCAGTAATAGAAAAATTATCTGGAGACATCTTAGCATATAATCCGGCTGGCGCTCCAGAAATAAAGCTTGCGGGTTGCGACTGAATGTCAAGGGCCTCAACCTCAACCACGTTATTCATCGGACCAAACGAGTCCGTCTTTACGATCAGGGTATCGCCAACAGAAAACTTTGTTTGGTTCTGGCCTTCGAGCTTGAACCAGTACCCAAGATCCACAGAGTTGTAAATGTCCGTGGCTTTTACGTAAACAGTGTTATACCCAGCAATAGATGGCTTCATTACAAACTTATAACGAGAGGCCCAAGGGGGCGCCAAGCTATTAAATCTAACTTGAGCAAAATTTCTTGACTCTGAAACGCTTATGGGGAAAAACACCGTATTGTTCTCAGACGTTAAGACCGTTGTGTTGCGACCGTATTTATCCATATACACAACCCCAATCTCATAGTCGGCATTGCTGTGAAGACTGCGATTGTAGTTCCTTTTAATGTATCCAACAGAAACATTATCGACCTGAAAATAAAAATACAAGAACTCAAGGGGATCATCACTTCGCTGGTACGCCATTGCGGGCACCTGAATGTTAATGATGTTACTTCCCGGGGACGAGAACGTGCCAAAGGGCGAAGGGATTGCGGTGATGCCGTATCCGTATTTAGCCCAAGAAGCGTCTGGAGCGATGGTCGGATCCGCCGGGGTATTAGCAGAACATGCGAAGTTATCAGTAAGCGTTATGCCCTCACACGCCGTGGCAATTGGCTGAATGTTCCCTGTAGTGCCAATGGCATCTTGAAACACCGAACTATTAAAAAGGTCATATGCCGTGGCATAGCTGGCGTCAAGAACAAATGTTACAGAAGCCGGAAACTTACTTATCTGCTGCCCTCCGTATGGAGATGTAGACTGATTAATATAATACTTTAGCTCTAGGTCTATAGTGACAACATCCCCCTGCTGTAGTGTAACAGCACCAAAGTCTAAATTAATTGCAGAATCTACGTATGGCAAAACCGGCGCTCCTATGCCGGATATGTTATAGCTTGCTGTGCCGTTGACAATTTCAACCTCTAATTGCTCTAGGTATGCGCTTTCGCTGATTGGAATTGCCGTGTAATCAATAAGAATGGGGTCTCCATTTGTCTCAGTGACATCATAACCCTCAACATAGTTTCCGTAAAAGATGCGGTTACCCATCTCCGTTTGAGCCTTGGCCTTTAGTGGCACGTTATCAAACAAACGAAGCAGCTCGCTCTGCGGTAGCGTTGAGTAAATCTTACTGTTGGAAAACTCAATCGTCTGCGTGGTGTTGTCTGCCCACCCCTGTTCCTCCTTGGAGAACTTCTGAATGACGTTGATGACGTTTGAATTTATTTGCTTAAAGCAAAGATCAATTCCGACAACTTCATCTCCGCCCGTGTAGAACGACACATCCACACCGTTGAATAGGTTCGTCATGCCATCGTTAGCAAACGACTGTTCATTGACATTGAACGGAGATGGGCAAAATGCAGCAGAAGAGAACTGAGATAGTGCGCTATACTGCCCGTCTAAGTATTTATATCGGTACGCAAAACAAATAAAGCGAGTATCTAAGTAATTCTCCCGTCCGGCTACAATCTTAAACTGAATGTCTGGAGATTGGATTGGGGGAGTTAGGATAACGCTAATGTCAACCTCAGTAATCTGATCGACCCCAGCAATGGGTGCTGGATACTTGCGAGTGATATTAATCTTTCGCGGAGGGTTGAGGTTGTCCGTCCAGAACAACATGTCATCAATCAAATTAACTCCAGTAATTAAATACTCTGGGTTGAAATTAAGTACAGATGTAGACACCACATGATAAGAAAGGGCATTGATGTTTGTGTTATATGACACAACCATATCTACGCCTGCTACTTGGTCATGAACAAACCAGTACATGGTCTCACGAGTCCCGTCTTCATATGCCCCAATACAGACAGCTGTCGCAGACAGTGGGGATCCATTATACTCGACCGTTGTGAGCTGTGTATTACCCTTGCTATTTTCGATAGCACCAATGGTGGAGTTTTCCGTAGAGCCAAGTCGAATGTTTAAGGCGTCGCGGTATTCACCCATGGGCAAGATGCGCTCATCGACGCTCTTGTTCATGCGACCCTTAATGAAGTTTGTTTGGATATCCATATTACTTAAGCCACTTATCTTGACCACGTAAGCTCATCAATAGGCGTCCGGGGTGGATGTTGCTCATTCTAATTTTAGCATTGCGCAGTAGCGCTGTCTTCTCTTTTCGTGAGCGATTCACGATATACTCCTGAACCCCCAATTTAGCAGACAGGATGGCATAACGAATATATGCGTATACATAATCCTCAAACATCTTGTTGACGCTGATGGCGCTTATGTCTCCACTCTCCATGCCGTCGGACACATACTCTAACAGGCACAATTGATTGTCCATGCCAGAGCTAAAATTAATTACGCCAGCTTTCTTGTCAATGCGGAACGTAGGGTTAGCATTTGCGGTCTCAGTATTAAGGCCGTAGCGCGCTCCAATTCCATACTCGAAGTACCAGCTTCCTTCAAAGTTCCATCCGGCCTGTCCGTCAAACATAGGATTGTTCTCGTTGAGGTAGATGCTCTTCTGTTGTCCGGTGATTCGTGCCCAATCAAGATTAGAGAATTGAGGCTGCAAAATATTCCCCGTCTCGTCAAATAAAATACGTCCGCTTTGATCCTGAAGATATGCCGCTGCGCTATTGAGCTGAATGTTCTCAGTCAGCGGAAAGATGACGCCATCTTTGTACATTGAAATGCGCACCCAGTTGACATAGTCAGAGGGTAAAACAAAACGAAGCTGGCTATCAACACTTAACTCAAGGGCTTTGACCTCCTTGAACGCGTCGTAGTTGAGCTCCTGAATTGCGCGCTTGGCATGAAACAACACTTGGTATCGGTTGATGTTATTAACCAATTCATTATTCCCCGCATAGATCAACATGAAGTTGTTGACGATGTCAGAAAGGCTAGTGTACTGGTATGAACCCCAGTTTGCATCTTCTGGAGATGCGCCTGAGTTTGCATAGTACTGATACTGAGTTAGATATGCCATGTCTTATTTTTCTGCTATATTTTCTTGCTGCTCCTCTGTGTTGCCAAAGTTGACAACATCTGCTTCGCGAATTGACAGCCCAGCATACTGAAGGATTTTAACTACCAGTGACGGCTCGTCCGAAAGAGGGAGCTCAAAGTCTTGATAGTCTACCGCAGTCTGGTTGAAGATAGGCTCTCCATTTGCCAAGGTTTGGAATGTCCACTTGGGATCCTTAGGGTAGCGAATGTAAAACGCGCTAACGTCTGAGGTCCCGGTAATAGTTGTTGGGTAAACATCTACAGAAGATGCTGATGTTGCGCCAAGGATTATTGCTGATGCGCTAACGGCTCGGTACACGTACAATGGGAACGCCGTCGTTGGAGCCATCAGTGTCGATGCCGTTAGGTTGCGAATCTTACTCTCTTCAATGCGCTCAATCTCAACTCCAGTGGGGTTGTATTGCAATACGTTTAAGTAATAGCAGTCACTTGGCACAAAGTAGCTGTTGTCAGATAAGTTTGAAAGCTCAGCGGATGTTGAGAATGAGGAAACAACTTCCTCAAGTTGTTTGGTAACGTCAGCAAGGCCAGTGCCTGACATGCGGGCATTCTCCTTGTTAATCTGATTATTAATCTTATAAAAGTAATCTTCAAAAATGTCAAGCTGCGCCTGTTTCGCAAACAGATTGAAATCTGCTGGCGAGATATATCCGTAATTGTTTTTATTTATTACTGATAGTACAGTATTCCTTACTGAGTTTATCATCTCAAATCGTTTTCACAAAGATACTTAAAAAAAAGAGGCCGCTAAATTGCGGCCCCTCTCTGTGTATAGCAAGTCCTGCGTTACAGGTTGTTTTCCAAAAGCTTCAGAGTCTCAATGCCTTCGTCGCTCTGGAGGTATGACGACACAATGTAATTCATTGACTCGCCGAATGGAACCGTAAGCATCTTGCTCTTGTTGTTTGGCAAGTTGAAGTACACGTCCCGGTTGTTGTTTCGGGTGCGAAGGATGCCAGCATTAAAGAACTTAGCAACCTTACTCTGCAAGTCAAGCGTTGGGTCGCTGAGCATCTCCAAGAAAGCGATAGGGCTCCGCTTGGCGTATACCAATACATCACGTTTAAGTTCAGCTGTAGTCATTGTATCGACCTTGCCTCCAAGCATGATGCGGCAGATGTTTTCAAGCATCTCAACATCTAGTGATCGAGCCGCAATAAGTGCATCTACCTCAGCGTCAAGGCGTTCCACTTCCTCCATGGCGTCACGCTCTGAGTTTACTTCCTCAAAGATGCTGCCATATCCGGGGTGGAGAGACAAGAAATACTGTAGTACTGGGTTAGTTTTAGGAACAAACAAGAAGCCATCCTCAAATACGATAGGCTCCAAGATTGCGTTGCCGTCCTGCTCGTCTTCAAATGGACTGCGCTGGTTGCGGGCGTAACGAAGTGCGCGGTTTGTTTGTCCATCAAAGTACAAAAGGGGTTTACGGCGAGAATTGCGTGACGCAAGCATAAAGGATAGCGGTGCGTTCTTGCGGCGAAGGATATAAGACTTATCCTCGGGGGTGAGCGTTTTTTCCATGATTCAGATATGATTAAAATTAAAAAAGGGGAGAGGGTTTTACGCCCCTCCCCAGATTTTGATTAGTCTTCAAAGATGAAGAAGTTGTTAGCACCCAAGGTACAAACTGCGCGCTCAGAAAGGAAGTGAACCTCCATTGCATCCAAGCTAGAGGTGGAAGCACCACCAGCAGAACCAGTAACCCAAGTCTTATAACGACGATCTTCAGTCTCAGAAGCACGATAGCGAACGTGCAAGAAAGGACGCTTAGCGTTCTTACCGAGGATCTGGTCATAAACCGTAGTAGAACCAGCGGGAACCAACATACCGTTGATCTTGCCTGCATTCAAACCGCCACGCATGGTGGGATCGTTCAAGTATTTCCAATCGGTCTTGTAGAAGTCATAACCACGAGTAAAGCCAGTGAAGCCGAGGTTCAATGCCATGTCCTTGTCGTTATCGAACAAACCGTAAGAAGTACCGCCAACACCGTAGGAGTTTTGAGCAGCCAACATATCGTCGATATCGAAACCGAACTGACGATCCAAGAAGATTACGTTCTCCTGAATAGAACCCTGCTTGTCTAAGCGCTCGATGATAGAATCGAATTCGCCAAGAGTAGATGGGTTACCACCAGACCATACGTTACCGCGTTGGTTAACAACGTAGAATACACCTTCAGAACCTTTGTAGGTAACGCCAGCGCCAGCAGCGGCACCAGAGCCAGCCTCAGCAGGAACTGCCTCGATCATAGCCGTCTCCATGTAGTCTTCAAAGCGCAAGCGAGTCTCGTGCTCAGACTTCAAGTACCACAAGTAACCAGTAGCACCGTTCTCAGTGGTGACCTCAACCCAGCCAATCTGAGCCATGTCGGAACCAGAGACAGCGTACTTGTCCTTGATGATGATGGGGCTGTTCTCGAAGATAACGTCGTCAGCCTCCAAAGAGCCTTCCATTCCGTCAGTTCCCTTCTTGAATTCAGAACCATAGATGAACATAGAATAAACTTGTGAAGCTACAGTAGTTAAACCACCTGCGTTATAAAATGCAACTGCAACTGTTTTAGCTGCGTAATCTACAGTTGTTACAATAGCTTTAACACTACCTGCTCCTGCGTTATCAG